TACTAGACATTTGGATGTCAAATATTGTGTATCAATATGATAAACCCAGGGTAGCATCAAAAGGATTGTATTCCAAATTTTCTGCTAAAATGATAAGATCTAATTTTGACGATGTGTTATCAACAGAATTTTCTATTGTTAGAGATAATCAAAGAGGTTATGAATTACCTTGGTTGAAATGGTTGCTGCTTGACGGCACTAAATCTTTGGTAGACAATTATGGAGTTGTTTTTGGGCCAAGCAAATATTCCAGAACGGGTTATGCTATAATGAGATCAGGTAGTAGGTCTTGGGGTATTCCAAATGAGTTTGCTGGTACTCAAAATGACAATTGGATAACAAGAGCAATAGACGGAGCTTCTCCAGAAATTATAAATCTATTAAATAGATCGTTTAAACTATGAGTATATGTGACTATAATACGAAATTCAAAGGTGTAAACAGCATCTCTCAGGATTTGCTGTTAAACATATTAGAATCTAATTTTAAAATGTTTTTTGATTGGGCTTTTTTAAACATTGGAGCATGGTTTGATGCTACAAGCACATTTTACAACAATACAAGTCATAACAATTTGATATTAGTTGAAGATCCATCTTACGAATATGGTTCGGTTTGGCAAGGCATAAGAAAGGATTGGGTTTGGGAAAGTGGAGTATCCTTTAATGATCATTCTCCAATAAATATAAATGGTATAAATATAAATAATTCTTTTATATCAAATGGTTTTAATATAGACTACCCTTTAGGTAGGGTTATACTGGATGATCCGGTATTAGAGTCTAGCAATATTAATTTAGACTATAGCTATAGATATGTTCAAATTTATAGAGCAACTGATACTCCGTGGCTTAGTATTCTACAATATTCATCTTATGAAACGAATAACGCAGACATACTACAAACAGACAGTGGAGACTGGTCCATAGGCGGAAACCACAGGATACAACTACCTTGCATAATTATAGAGCCTTTGGCTAGATCCAGATCTTTACCTTATGAAATTGGCAATAATAATCTATTGATAGAACAAGATATAGCTTTTCATATTTTAGCCGAAAATCAAAATGATAGAAATAAATTATTAGATATTTTAAGACTACAACAAGATATGACTATTTGGCTTTTTGATACCAATGAATTGGCTCAAAATGATGAATTTCCTTTAGACTATAACGGCAGCTTAAAATCAAATGCTTTAAACTATCCAAGCATAATTGAAAAATATAAATGGAGAAAGTGTTTTATTAAAAATGTTAATTTATTCGATATTGATTCTGTTCATACAAATTTATATCGAGGTTTTGTAAAAATTACTACAGAAATAATATCAGAATAGTTTTTTTTTGTGTATCTATATATAGACATCAAACCCACAATATATTCGGAGATTAATTATGGCCAATAATCGTATTTATTATGCAATTCAACAAGTAAATCTAGGTTATAATAGCCCAGTAGCCGTTCATGGTTTACAAACTGTGGGTATTACTACTAATTTTAATCTAGAGCAAGTATTTGAACTTGGTCAACTAGCTATTTATCAAAATGTTGAAGGTATTCCAGACATCGAAGTAACTTTAAATAAAGTGTTAGATGGCTATCCATTAATTTATACTTTAGCCACAGAAAAAGGTACTGGCATAAATAGCGGTGCTGCTGAATTAAAAGCTAGTAGTCCAACACTAAGCGGTCGTCAGAATGCTAGAACAGATATGTATTTGTCTATTTATAGCGACCAATCAGATAGCGCGACTGGCACTCCAGTTTCTGCTGTTGTATGCTCTGGAATGTATGTGAGTAGTGTGAGTTATACTTTTCCTGTTGATGGCAACTTTACTGAAGATGTTACATTAGTTGGTAACGATAAAGTTTGGTCAGCTACCATAAGTGGGGCTTTTGCTAGCAATAACGACGCTCCTGACTCAAAAGAAGGCGTTAATCGTAGACAACACTTAAATATGTTGAACTGCAGATTTCCTAATCAAATTCCGGGCATAGCAAACGGACAGAATCTTAGCGTTGGTAACGGAAGCGGTTATGCTGCACATTTTCAAAACATTACTGTTAGTACAGATCTTGGAAGAGAAAGCATTAACGAACTAGGCACGTTTGCTCCTTATCACAGATATGTTACTTTTCCAGTAGAAGTTACTTCAGAATTTGAAGTTTTGGCCGTTAAAGGCGATGAGATTAGCGCAACTGAAGACGGTTATTATACAGCAACCAGCATAGCAGATGCTGCTGCCGGAAGTTATACTGTAGCACTTACTGACGCTAGTGGTTGCGATGTTAGATTTAATCTTATTGATAATCTAATCTATTTAGAAACTTGTGAAGGTACTAAAATTTATCTAGGTAATAAAAACAAGCTTTCGTCAGTTAACTACAGCGGCGGCGACACTGGCGGTGGTAATGCTACTGTTAGTTACAGTTTTACTAATTTTAACGATTTTGTTGTGGCCCATAGCGGAGGGTTGTATTACGACAATGTTTCTGCTAATGGCTATTCAGGATAATTAATTAGATTAAAAAACATAATAACGACAATGGACTTTAATGGATAATGGAATGATATCTTTATATTTATCCAGAATTTTATCTGGTACATATATATTTGAATATGGTCAAAATATATATAAACTTATTTATCCTAATGTTGAGACAAAATATCGTGCTGAAATATATGCTCAGCAAGAGTATGAAAAAAATAAATTTAATGATTGGATAAATGAAAACGAAGTACAAAATATTTTAATAAATTTAGGATTATGGTCTCATTCTCAAGATCAAGAGTTTAAAAATATACAAGAAAAAATAGAAAATACCAAAGTAGAACTATACAATAATTTTCTAAATCCTAAAAAAATCAAAAGTTTAAAAAAAAGTTTACGCACGTATCAAACTATAGAATATAAACTAAATTATAATAAACATTATTTAGATAGTTTTACACACAAAGGATATGTAAACGAATTAAAAAATCAATATCTTTTAATTAATAGTCTATATCTAGACGACGGATCCAAAGTTTTTAACAATAAAAATGTAGATTATTATTTGTTAAACAATTTAGCCAATTTTATTGGTCAAAATCAAATTAATATATCAGACTTTAGGACTATAGCTCGACACGAACAGTGGAGAAATTATTGGATAGCTAACAAAAATAATATATTCAATTCTGCTGTAGCGGATTGGACTGATGAACAAAGAACTTTGGTAGTATTCACAAAAATGTACGATTCGGCTTACGAAAATCCGAACTGTCCTCCCGATAGTGTTATACAAGATGACGACATATTTGATGGTTGGCTTATTATACAAAGAAAAGAGAGTGAAAAAAATAAAGAAAAACAGAGAGCGGAACAATTTATAAAAGACAAAAAATTAGGAAATGCTAAAGAAGTATTTGTAATGGCAGACTCTAAGGAAGAAGCACAAAGTATTTATAAACTAAACAATGCGTCGTCTATGCATATTATAAAAGAAAGAAATAATATCATAAAACATAAAAAAGAACTAAAAGAATCAGAGCTGCCAGATGTTCAAAGAGATCTACAAGTTCAAAGTAACCAACAATTTAAAAATAGGCGATAAATTATGAATAATTATCAAAATAATATTTTAACTAAAAGATTTCAAACTACTATGATTGGATCTTTATATGAGTTCGAAGAAGCTTTTGGTTATTTGTGGGGTCAAGATAAAGATGAAAAAGACTTGACTCAACAAGAAGAATTGTTTAGATTAAAATGGGAAAATACTCGAAATAAAGTATTAAACAACGGAAATAATCAACTACGCAAATGTATTAACGATTTAGGACAAACAAAATATAAATATAACTATAAATTTTACAACAAAGAGAGGTAGGATTATGATAACTAAAACTTTTACTGTTTCTATCAATGACGAAGAAAAAACTTTTTTAATTAGATCTCCTTCTACAAAAGATCAAAAAGAAGCTTCCAAAGTTTATAATCAAGCTTTTAGCGATGCTATAAAATCTAAAGCTATAGTGCGAGCTAAGATTGACGAATTGTTAAAAGAACAAGGTCTTTGGGATGACGAGAAACAATTGCAATTAGATAAATTACAATCTGAAATTTCTTACAGAGAAAGAAAATTAGCAGAAGGTGGCATCTCTTTGAAAGATGCTAAAAAAATTGCGCTAGAAATTAGAAACATAAGAGCAGACATCAGAGAGCTTATTTCTGTTAAAATGTCTTTAGATAATAATACAGCAGAAGGACAAGCAGATAATGCTAAATTTAATTACTTAGTTTCTGCTTGCACGGTGTATAAGGAAAATAATCAACCATATTTTAGGAGTTTAGAAGATTACTTAGAAAAGGCTTCATCTGAAGTTGCACTAAAAGCTGCTCAGACTATGGCCAATATGATGTATGGATTGGATAGTAATTATGAAGCTAATTTACCAGAAAACAAATTTTTAAAAGACTATAATTTTGTTGATAGTAAATTGCGCCTAATAAATAACGAAGGTAAGCTTATAGATGAAGAAGGTAGATTAATTGATGAAACTGGCAGATACATAGATGAAAATGGTAATTTTATAGACAAAAATGGCTTTAAGGTCGATAAGGACGGAGAATACATTATAGAAACAAAACCATTTTTAGACGATGAGGGTAAGCCGATTATCAAAAATTCAGAAAAACCTTTAACTCAGGACAATTTGGATACTAAAAAAGAGACCAAAGAAGATGTTGAAAATACAATATCAAGTACCGAAAGTTAAAAATAGTGTATACTATATATATCCCCAGCTTATTTTTTGTGTAGGTTGGGGATATTTAGTATAAATATTGTGGAGGATTGAATGGCTCAAAACGCATTTAATTTAACGGCCCAAATTAATTTACGAGGACCTTCAAACGTAAAAAAGGTTGTTTCAGATATTAGGAGACAACTTGGTAGTGTTTCCGTTAAAATAGATCCAAAAATCAGTCCAAATATAGCTAAAAATATACAAGCTGTAGATAAAGCTTTCAGAAATTTAAACACTACTCTGTCTACTACCAAAACAAACGCAGATACCGCCGCTACAAGTTTACAAAATTTATCTCAAGCTATTAACGCTGTTGGCGCCCGATCTGCTCAACAAAATTTAAACGCTACCTCTAAAGCAACACAGAATTTATCAAAACAATCTAAACAAGCTGCTTCTAGTTTGGACGATGCTTCTGGTGGCATAGAAAAATTTGGTCGACAATCTGCTTTAGCGGTTAAAAAATTTGCTGCTTTGGGTTTGGTTACTGGTGTTATATATAGAGTCGTAAATGCTGTACAAGATGGTGTTAATGCGTTTATTGACTTTGATAAAGAATTGATTAGATTAAAACAAGTTACTGGAGCATCTAGTGGTTCTATCAATATTTTGTCTAAATCTATTACGGATCTTTCTGTTAGCTTGGGCGTTGCTTCTAAAGATTTAACAGAAGTGGCTGTTACTTTATCTCAAGCCGGTTTGACTATTTCTGAAACAGAAGCTGCTTTACAAGCTTTGGCAAAAAGCGCACTCGCACCTTCTTTTGACAATCTAAATAATACTGTTGAGGGTAGTATTGCTTTAATGAGGCAATTTAAAATTAGCTCCAACGAATTAGAAGGAGCTTTAAGCAGTATTAATGCTGTTTCTAAAAACTTTGCCGTAGAATCTAGCGATCTGATTTCTGCTATACAGCGTACCGGTGGCGTATTTGCTAATGCCAGTAAAGGAGTAAGCTCTGGGACAGATTCCTTAAATGAATTCTTAGCTATTTTTACAAGCGTTAGACAAACAACTCGCGAAAGCGCAGAGACGATTGCTACAGGTTTACGTACAATATTTACAAGAATTCAAAGAGGCTCTACGATAGAAAATCTTAAAGAATTCAATATTGAGTTAACAGACTTAGAAGGCAAGTTTGTTGGACCATTCGAGGCTATAAAAAGACTTAGTGAAGGCCTTAGAACTTTAGACTCAAGAGATATAAGATTTTCTCAGATTGTTGAAGAGCTTGGCGGATTCAGACAAATCGGTAAGGTTATTCCTTTGATTCAACAGTTCGCTGTCGCACAGCAGGCTTTAAATGTGGCTCAAGAAGGAAGTGGGAGTTTAGCAAAAGATAGCGCTACTGCACAACTGTCTTTGGCTAACCAAATCGCTAAAGTGCGTCAAGAATTTCAGGCATTAATTAGATCGGTTGGAAATAGTGAAACATTTAGAAGCTTCTTATCTTTAGCTTTAGATTTAGCTAGCGGATTAATAAAACTGGCCGATGCTGCTAAAAATGTTTTACCAGCAATAGCTACTATAGCAACCATAAGAGGTGTTTCTGCTTTAAGTCAATTTAGTCGTGGTTTTTTAGGCGGTTTTGGTTCTAATAGAAATACCCGCAGATTTTCTACTGGCGGTGTGGTTCCCGGAACTGGTAGTGGAGATATAGTACCAGCTATGCTAGAGCCTGGAGAGGTTGTTATTAACAAAAAAGCCGCTCAAAAATATGGTAGGGGCAATTTGGTAAGGATGAACAAGTATGCTAGTGGCGGAATTATAGATATAAAAG